CGAAAGCTGGGAAAAACGACCGAGACTACCAGGAGCGTAAGCATCAAGTGCTCTAATGTGTTCAGCAATAGCATCTACAGCCTCCCAAACTTCGTTATACAGACCATCAAGAAAAGAATGATATTGTGGAAAATCTTTACCTTCAATGTTCCAATGATAGTTATGTGTCTTTAGGTAAAGGCAAAAGTTGGTTGCTAAGATTACTTTTAATTGTTGGATTAGTTGATCCATTATTTACTACTCCTAATTAGTTTTACCATCTCTGCAGTTGAACCGATGAATACTGCTTTATCTATAACGGTTTTTTCTGATGTTGGTTGATTGTTATTTAATTCTTTTCTTTTCTTTTGTATATCTAATAAATCTTTATTTAAGTCTGCCATCGTCTTAATTAGATTGGCAACAACTTCATATGCTCTTGGATGTTCTGTTTCTTTTGCTACATTTAATAAATTATCAACTGCAACATTACCTTTTTGTAATAATGAATTGATATTTGTTCTAGCAATATTAAAATCTGTTTCAACATCATTATTTGTGGATACAACTACAGGCATTTCTTCTACCAATTTTTCAGTAGGTTCAATATCAAAAATTTCTGATAGATTTTTTTCTAGAGTTTTCATGATGGTAAAGTTTCAGGCCATTCTGTAAAGTTTTCTGAGAATCCATAATGTGATGAAGCATTTGCACTAACTGGATATGGTTTAGTAGATGTAGCAAATGCATTAACACTATTACTATTTGCGATATCAGTAGAATCTGTAACAATCATAGTATTTGTATTTGCAGTAGTTATTAATGTTGCAGGTTTTACTGGTGGGAATATGTATGCTTTAACAGTAAAAGATAAATTCCACATAACCATTCTTGTAGTCATCATATCACCCTCATAGTCTATCGAAGGTGATACAGAATTTAATATTACTGGCATGTCATATGTTCTATTCATACTTGGAATAAAATTCACAGTAACAGTATAATCTGGTGTAAAAAATGGTAATATCTGTTCTAATATCTGTGTACCATCTTCAATATTTCTAACATATATTGATAATGAAAAATCAAAACTATATGGTACAGGTGCATATTGACTATTATAAGAACCAGAAACAGTATTTGCTGAAAAGTTATTCTGTAGTGTAATATGTTTTCGTGATGAATCGTAACTTAAACCATCCAAATCAAAACTCATTCTTGGTAATGATGTGGCAATAGATTTTGTTAATGACGGATCTGTAGTTAATCTCGTAAAATATTTTTCTTTTGGACCATAAGATAAAGGTACTTTGATTTTTTCATAATCGATTGTACCTGCTTTATTATATCTTACTAATTGGATGTCATTGAATAGTGTTCCAAATGCAACAACTATTTTTCTAATTGTTCTATTATAAAAATGACTATTACCCAGCATTATGCTTCTCCAAACGGATTATGCTCAGTGAAATCAATGATACTATCCGATTCACCTTCTATTAACGTATTGTCTGCTATATCTTCAAAGATATTATTATTAGCTTGTGTGGTATCATCTTCTGCTAATAATATGTAACGAGCATTACTTGTAACACCTATAACATTAGCAGATGCAACAAAATCACCACGAACTTGAATTACGTTTAATGTGGAGTATGGTACAAACGAATACACAATAGCTTGAGCATTTGCATATGCTAAGTTTGCACCTTGATAAACAATTTCACTTGATAAGTATGTTCCACTTCCAGTATTTGATAATGCCAATCGTGTTCTCTTATAAGAATCAAATATTTGATTATCAACTTCTTGAACACCGGTACTAATAATTTCTTCAGAGAATACAAACTGTTTCATCTTTAATGCATAGACATAGACGTTACCACCACGACCACGACCTAACGTATAAAACATTGCTTGGTCATTTTCATGTTCTACAAAAGTTATTTCAAAAAAGTTTTGAACTAAAGGTATATAAACTAAATCACCTTCTCTTGGTCTATGTAATGGTACTGTTGATGCAAATCTTCTTCGTGACATTAATAAAGTAACTTCATCTTTAATCTCTAGACCAAACTTAGAAATGAAGTCACCTTCACCGTCCATACCAGTAACATTCTCAAGATACATTTCCATTTGATATGCATTACGGAATTGTTTTATAGTATCTTCACCATAAATTTGGTCAATACTATCTCTTGAAGAAAAAGGCATATAATAAACATCCATGCCATTAACTTGCATAGATTCAATAACTAAATCTTCAACAAGTAATTGCTCACTTGTTATTTGATTGATTGGAAAATTATTAAAATAAAAGTTGGTTGCCATTATCCTACAAACATTTCATTGGGCAACACATTGTATGATTGCATCTCTTCTTCTATTTTATCAATTTCTGCTTGTGCTTCTTGCATGATTCTTGGTCCATCTAAAGTAACACCGCCAGGTAATTGCACATTAGCAAACTTACTTAGATTGGTACCCCATTGATATTTAATTTTCTCTGTAGCATACTTCTTGAGAAATCTATCATTCCAAATATCTGTGATGCCATCTTTAGTCAGTGTTATTGCGGTATTGGTAGTAGTAAATGCACTGCTAACATTTAAAGCAATATCAGAATTAATTTCAACAACTGTTCTTACTTGAGTGCCAAAATTAATTTCATCACCAATTAAAATATCTCTTGTAAATGTTGTACCTGTTCCTACAACCATAACATTAGATGCAGCAACATTTGCAGTGCCTTCTACTGTCATTGTATCTGGATCTAATTTTCTATAACATTCCATTACCAGATATTCATTTAACATTACATCTCTTGACCAATCAATATCAAGGAATATCTTATTCATATGCCGATTGAATCTAAACTGTGGCATACCAGAAAACAACATATTCAATGTGGTAATATGTTGCATTGTAATCTCATATGACACATAAGATACAGATGTGAAGTCATAGAGATCGTGTAATCTTAATTGATAACGCATATCAAACATATTTACAGATGATGTTGAGTTATCAAATGGCAACACACCAGTAACAAACAGAACCGAATCAGGACAATAAATCCATTTACGGTCTATATCTATTTGAGTAACTTTGTGTTTCATAAACATTTTTTGACAACCATCAAAATGATAGTCATGGAAAAATGCTAAAGCATCATCAATCCGATCTTCTACCTGATCGTCATCAACATTGATTTGAATGACTGGATGACCCAATCTACGTAGACAATAATCTTTAAATTGGGCTCTTGTTGTTGGTTTTGCCATGTTTCCACCTATAGTAGTATTATCTATTTATAACATAATACTCTTACTACTAATAGAGTTACACTGAAGATTGTTGGCCTTGTTGTTCGTTCAACTGTGGACCAAGTTGTTCTTCAAGATTTTTTACCAAACGAAACACAGATTCAAATGGTAATTTTCCTAATCCGGCTAAGATAATATTTACTTCATCTAAATTCAATTCAAGTTTTAACATACTTCATCCTTTAAAAGTTATATTTACCAAGGTTTACCAGTTAATGTAACTGGATTTTTTTGCGATTCAATTTGATCAATTAATGAGTTTTCATAATCAGTGACTTGTTCTGTTCCTAAAGTGTTCTTTACCCAATCAACTACAATTTCTTCAGTTAAACTGTCAAAAGCAATAAATGTATCACCACGAGTGAGTGAAAGTGAACCATATACATTACTATAATATGTATGTTCTCCTACAGTCTCAGTTGCATTTGCTCTCCAATGAACGACAGTAACTAATCCATCGGATGCATTACGATCCATTTGTTCAATATTCCATGTTTTTGTAACTGCCATTATTTATTCTCCAGTGCTGTTAGTCTTGTTGTTAATGATTCAATAAGTGCTTGTTGTTCTTGAATACCTTTAATTAGATGTGGAACTAATTCTGTATAACGAACTGAAAGATAATCTATACCGTCAATTTCATTTGTTACATTATCTAAAGCTTCATCTATTTTTCCAACAATATCTTGTGCAATAATACCAATCCTTCTTTTTGATTCTGGTATATCAATATCTTTGCGATGATATGTGACACATCTGATAGAATTTAATATAGAGATAGCATTTTCAATTGGTTTTAAATTTGTTTTTAATTTTTCATCTGAATAAGTTGACCAAGCACTTGCACCATTAACAATAGTAACACCGACACCAGAAGCATTTAATAATCTTATATCTGGTGTTGCAGAAGATCCATATACATCAATAAACCATGCATTTGCGTTATCAGTGCTTCTTCCAAAACTTAATTGTCCACCTTCAGCAGATGAATTTACTCTACCTGTTTTTATTTCGCCAACTACTTCAAGAGGCATTCCAGGCGCATTTGTACCAATACCTACATAACCTGATGTATCAATAGTCACTCTGACATTATTGTTTGTGGCAAATTGAGTAACTGCAGCGCCGGCAGAACCAAATACTGCCGCATTTGCACTTGAACCAACAAACAATCCACCACCAGATGCTCTTTCTACACCAATGGTTGTTCTTT